TACTTTTTGTTTTTCAGCATCAGTCATCCCTTCAGTATCAATACCAAATTTTTCTTTTAACATTTTTAGAATTTTCTCTTGATCAGCTCCTGTTTTTTGTGCTGCTTGTATACTAACATCTACGTCTTTTCCTGCAGTTTGTATTGCTAAAGATCGAGTAGCAGCTTCATCTTTTATTCCTTCCTGCTCAGCTATTTGTCGGTCTATATCTGCAGTTACACTTTTAAACTTCTCTCCTTGTTTTCCTTTTTCAGTATAGCTTGCTTCAACTCTTTTTCTTCGCTCTTTTAACTTAGCAATTTTTTTATCAGCATCTTCTTGCTTTTCCTGTTCTTGATCGATTTGTTTTGCTTTGGCTTGATCAGAGTCTGCACCAAACAGTTTATCAGCTATTTTTTTCCCACCAGGAATAAATCTCAAAACTTTTTCAGCTATACTCTTAATACCATCAATTATTGATTTTACAAAGTTACCTAGCCCTTCAAACAATGCTATTATGTTATCTTTTATACTAAAACTTTCAAGATAATCTGCAATTTCTTCAAAACCAAAGAACCGGAAAATTTTGGCAACTATCCCTTTAAAGAAGTCTAATATCGTTCCAACTGTATTACCAAGAAAACTACCAATTGATTTAAGCAAAGCTGGAAGAATTCCGTCTTTTAAATTAGCTTTGAATTTTTCTATAGCTTTTTCAATAGCCTGTTTAATAAAAAGTATACCAGCTACTATAGCAGCAAATATTAATAATCCTTTTTTTGCTGTCATCTTTGGTTTTTCTTTGTCATCATCATCATCATCTTCATCATCTTCGGGATCATCTTTAGCTCTAGTACCTTCAGCACTTCCTTCTGCAGCTCTAGCTTGCATTCTTTCTGTCTGTGCAATTGAATTTGCTAATGTTTGATCTTGAATTCCAACTAATTCTTGTAAGAACTTAGAAACATCTGACAATACTTTAAACATTGGCTCAAAGGCACCAGCAATTGCATTTGATAACCTCATTAAAGATTCATCTGCAATACTAACTGGTTTAGCACCACCACTTTTACCACCACCTATACCTCCACCGAGCATAGTAGCAAGTGATCGTTCATCTTTGTTGGATTTAAAACCTGGTAAACTTAGTTGTTCCATTACTTAAACTTTTTACTTGATCCTGTATATAAACCAAACCAAGCTGCACCAGCTCCAACAACAATACTAACTAAACCAGCTTGTTGTGTGTTAGGATCTGATAAGTTCATAAACCAATGAACTACTTGATAAAGTAAAACTATGTAAACAGTAATAAAGATTCTTGGAAAGATTCTCCACGAATCAACCGCCTTGGCAAGATCTATTACAAATTGAAATTTATTTTTATCCATGTCGTACTCTCTTATTTGCTTGTTGACTATTCCTATTCTTCTCATTTTCCTTTTCAATATAATTGGAAAGTAAAGTTACATAAATGTCTCTTTCCCATCTCATCATATTTTCAAGCTCTGTCAAAGAGTATTTATGGTGTTGCATCAATGCAAAGTTGGTTTGGTAATAGTTTTTTAGCGAATCATGAGCCGTGCTTATAAAAAAAAATCCATCAGACCTTCTAATGTATGCTTGACTTGTTTGCCACATTTTTGGCATTTGTATTCTAATTTGTGTCGTAGTTTTGGAATTGTTTCAAAGAATTTCGTTACTTTTAAAAACTGTGTATTATCCATATTACCAATAAACTCATTAATTTCTTGTTTAGTGAATTCTGTATATACTCTGTCTTTATCAAAAACGTTCTTAATAGAGCTTTCTAATACTTTAAATATATTTTCAGCTGTTACTGATGAAATTTCAGATACATCTGCTAAATTAGGATACTTTAATGTTATTCCGACAGTATCATCTAACATAATTACTGGATTATGGCCTTCAAATTTTTCAACTTTAACTTCATCAAGTTTTACTTCAACGTCAGTGTAAGCTCCACAACCTCCATCACCTATATGCTTCATTCTTAACTCAACTACTTCTCCAACACTTTTAGATCTTAACTGAAGGAATAACCATTCAATATCAAATAATGGTAAGTCTGTTACATCTAAGTTTTCTTTGGTTAAAATACAATCTGATAAAACCTTTAATACTGCTTTATAGATTTCTGATTGATCCTTACCTTCAGCAGCCATTAACATTAGTTTCTCTTCTTTAACAAGAAAAGGTCTAAATTTTATCTTCTGATCTGTGGAAGGTAATGTGGTTTCATATTCAGGTGTGACAATGTTTGGTAAAGCCATAATAAAAATATCCTACTATTATATATGTGTTTATATCGTAAAAACGTCAGTTTTGTTTTGATTCAGTACTTCTCTACTTATTGCTCTTCTTCTTACATGAGGAGCTGTGAATATATTAACTGCTGCTGTAGTAGCTCCAGTTAAAAATGCTTGTTGTCTTTGAGTTAAACCAGATCTTTGTGCAACTTGACCAGCTAATACTGCTGCACCTTGCTCAATTCCAGTACGAGTAGTTGCTCTTCCAAATCTTTGTCTTGGATCAGTAGCAAAACTTTTATCAACTTCATATTCAATTCTATCTTGATAATATTTGTAATCAAAAACTACATTTAATCTTTGTATATCTTGTGAACCCCAATCAGCTTGCATATCTTGTATAGTTCTTGGATAACATTCTTTTAATTTTATAGAATAAATTGGTTTATAGTTTTGAGCATCAGGATTACCACCAGCACCTGAAGGACTGGATTTAGGTAATTCTTCAAACTGCATAATAGTACAATCAGTAGTGTAGTTAGCAATATAGTTTAAATCTTTCGTTGCTTCTTCTTTGTTATCTTTATCACCTTTATCAGATGTTCTGTGACTACCAACTATTAAGTCTTGCCACAATTCAAAGAAAACTTTTTCTTGCATACTTTTAGAAAGTATAAAAGAGGCATCAACTGGTTGATAAACAACATTAGTTGGATACTCTCTGATTAAACCATAGTTTCCTTCTTTATAAGGTGAACTAATTACAATCCTTCCTGGCATACTAACTCTATCACATCTAAAAGCTAAATGTTGAGTACCATATGTATTCCATGTAAAGAAACCTTCTGTTTTGGCCTTTGCGTTAGTAAACATTTGACCAATTTTGTTTGAATTAATTCCTGGGTTAGTAAAACTTGTTGGAGTGTTTACTATGAACATAAAGTGAGCTGCTTTAGCTACACCAGTAGTTCCTATCATTGCTGCAAAATTTTCTATGTTAAAACCCATATTAGACCGTTATCTTACTTCTACTATCTCTAAACACTTTTTGTTTAGTTGCTTTTCTAAATCTTTCTGTCGGTAAGAATAAAGCTAGATCCCAAGCATTAGCATTAATCTTTACAAATCTACCTCTTACACGATTAAGAAAGTAACTCTTTACACAAGGTTTAAAAAATCTAAACTTGCTAGCCCTATTTAGTAGTTTGAACCCAGCTTTTATCCTAGTCTCTTCATCATAAGTTTTGTCTGTTGTAACTGTATACAATGCATCCATCAACCTAGCTCTTAATCTTGGATGTAAGTAATGTAAGTTAATTCCCCAAAACTTACCACCACTAGATGCTCTTTTTCTTTTGAATACATCTTGTAATGGAAATACTAATGGAAAAGTATCATAAAATGGTAACTCATCTTTGTACTTTGGATTTGGATAAAAGAAATGATACATAAATCCAATTTCTGGAAATCTTGTCATTTGAGCTCTTGGTGCTGTTGTAACAATCTTCTGTGGAGTAACTGATCTTTTATTTCTTGCTAAGTTTCTAAACCAATCTCTTGATTGTCTAGTTAATGCTGGAACCTTCCCAGATTTGACACCTTCATCAAGTAACTGATTAAATATGTAAGCTACCAACTTTTAATTCCTAATTCTTTTTCTGTTATTATAATAAATCGCCAGTCCCTATCTTCACAATATTGTCTAGCAAATTTCCATTTATAAGTATTTATTGCATAAGTTTTAACTTCATTGATATACTTACGTGTCTTTCTGGTTTGAACTGTAGGTTCTTGTGTTTGTTTAAATGGTTTAACTTCTATTATAGAAACTTCTTCTTTTCCTTCTTTTGTTCTACTCCATACCTTAAAATCTGGATAATATCTATGATATTTGCCATCAATTGGATGTTTGTACGGTATAAACAGCTCTTCACTCTGCCATTGATATATCTCTGTTTTATTATCAAAATAAATCATACATTGTTTTTCCCACGAACTACGATAAATAATATTAGTAGGATCGCCTTTATATTTTTTTGGGTTCTTAGGTTTAAATAAACCTTTATAGCTTTTGAAGGTCA